TGAAGAAAGTGCTGCAGATAAAGCAGTAAGAGAAGATATTGAAAATAGAAGAAACGAAGAATTAGAAGAACAAAAAAAATTAGAAGCTAAAGATAAAAAATTAAAAAAAAGAAAAGCTAAAGGAATGGTTGGTATGCGATCATTATTTTCAAGAGCTGGTGGTAAAGGATTTTATTATGAAGGTAAGGAAAACTAATGGGTGGTAAAACAAGCACAAGTTCATCATCTGGTGGTGGAGGAAGTAGTAATAATAATAACAATAATCAAGCTAATCAAATTGCTAAACAAGTTAAAAAAGATATTGGTTTAACAGCAGTAGGTGGTATTGGTGGACCAAACATGGGATATGTTGCAACAAAAGATCCTAAAACAGGTGGAAAAATTAGTAATCCACAAATGTATGGTGAAGCAGCATCAACAGCAGCTAAAAAAGCTATGGATAAAGCTGGATTAGGAACATACAATAAAGATAATGATAGTTTTCAAAACGTTGTAGGTAATCAAATAATATCTAGTACTGGAATGATGGGTACATCAATGGGTAGTGGAGAAAATACTATTATGGGTCAAATACCTATTTCTAAACAAATGTTTGAACAACAAAAAAAAATAAAAATGATGGCATTACTTCCTTTGTCAGCATTAGCACCTTTTCCTGTTTCTAGTGTTTTAGGTTATGCTGCAAACCAAGCAAGAAAAGATCAGTATAGCAACTATGTAAATAGTTTTAATCAAGCTGGAACAATAACAGAAACATCATCTACTTCTTATGCAGCTCAAAGTAATACAGATACTTCTGATGCAAGAATACAAGATACTAAAGCACAAGCAGAATCTAATGAATCTTCTAAAGAAGCAGCACAACAAGCTTTATTAAGAAAACAGGCTTTAGCAAGAAAAGAATCTTCTATCAAAGGAACAAGAAAATTTTTTGGTGGTAAAAGAAAATTAATAGAAGGAGCAATGCAGTAATGGCTTTCATACCAGTAGCAGAAAAAAGTATAGGATCAGGAGGATATAAAGATGGTAAATTTATTTCTTTTTTAAAAAAATATCAAGATGCAGAAACAATCTTTGATCATTGGAAAGATAAATATGAAGAAGCATATGAATACACAATGCCTTCAAGAGAATCATTCTATGAAGAAACTGTAGGTGAAAGACGTACAGATAAAATATTTGATGAAACAGCAGTAGTAGGAATACAAGAATTTGCTAGTAGATTACAAGCTGGTATAGTTCCAACATATGGAAGATGGGCAAACTTCGAAGCTGGTACTGATATACCAGAAGATCAAAAACCAGCAGTTAATGAAGCATTAGATGAAATAACTAAATATGTTTTTGAAATATTAGCTGGATCAAACTTTAACCAAGAAGTACATGAAGCATTTATGGATTGCGCTATTGGTACTGGTGTTATGTTAGTAGAAGAAGGTGATGCATTAAATCCAATTAAATTTACTGCTGTACCTTTACCTAAAGTTATGTTGAACAATGGTCCAGATAATAGAGTTGATACAGTATTTAGAAAAAGACAAATACCTTATAACCAATTAATGACTGCATATCCAAAAGCAGAAATGTCTGAAACTATGCTTAAAGCTATTGAAGAAAATGAAAGTAAAAAAGCAAATATAGTAGAAGGTGTTTACAAAATATACGATGAAGCAAATACAGAAAAATTTAAATACTGTGTTGCTTGTATGAATGAAGAAGAAATAATTTTTGAAAAAGAATTAAGTGGGGTTGGAAGTAATCCTTATATTGTATTTAGATGGAATAAAGGATCAGGAGAAGTTTATGGTCGTGGTCCTGTGTTTAATAGTATGGCTGCAATTAAAACAACTAATCTTACAGTAGAACTAATATTACAAAATGCACAAATGAATATTAGTGGTATTTATACTTATGAAGATGATGGTGTTGTTAATCCTGATAATATAAATCTTGTGCCAGGTGCTTTAATTCCTGTAGCTCCTAATAGTAGAGGTTTAACTCCTTTAGCTGGAGCTGGTAAATTTGATGTAGCACAATTAATATTATCTGACATGAGACAAAATATTAAAAAAGCTTTGTATATGGAATCACTTGGTAGACCAGAAGGTACTCCAATGTCAGCAACAGAAGTGTCAGAAAGAATGGCAGATTTATCAAGACAAATTGGATCTTCTTTTGGTAGACTACAATCTGAGTTTGTTACACCATTACTTCGTAGAGTAATTAGAATATTATCTAAACAAGGTAGAATAGAAATACCAAAAATTGATAATAGAGAAGTAACTGTAATATCACAATCACCATTAGCACAAGCACAACATCAACAAGATGTAGCTGTAGTTAATAATTTTAATGCAATACTAGCTCAAACATTTGGTCCACAAATTCTTAATATGATTGTTAAACAAGATGAAGTAGCTAGGTATTTAGCAGAAAAATTAGGATTACCAGAAAAATTGATTAGAGGACCTGAAGAACAACAACAAATGATACAAGAGTTGCAAAACATGGCACAACAGTCTAATATGGCACAGAATGAGTTGGGAATCCCTAGTCAGCAGCCGCAAGGACAACAGTAAACAAGACACAGGTGAAATAGATAGAATATTTGCGTCTGTATTTTCTGATCCTGATGGAAAAAAAATATTAGAATTTTTTGATACTATAGTTAATAATGTTACATTAAATCCTAATGCAGAAGATAGGGTATTGTGGCATTTAGAAGGTCAACGATTTATGCTGCAACAAATTAAACTAAGAATAAAACGAGGTAAAGAATGGCTGAAGAAGAAGTAGTTACACAAGAAACGGAACAAACAGAAGGTAGTAAACCAGATTATGTTCAAGATAAATTTTGGAATAAAGATTTAAATGAAATTAATATTGAAGAATTATCTAGTAGTTATAATTCTTTAGAAAAAAAATTAGGAGCAAGAACAGAAGATTTATCTAAACAAATTAGAGAAGATATATTTAATGAAACAAAAGCTAATACTCCTGAAGAATATGAAATTAAATTACCTGAATTACCAGAAAATGTAGATTTAAATGTAGATAAAGAAATGCCTTTATTACAATGGTGGTCAGAAACTGCTAAGTCTAAAGGATTATCACAAGATGAATTTAATAAAGGTATAGAAGCATTTGTTAATAATGAAATATCTTCTTTACCTAATCAAGATAATGAAAGAGAATTATTAGGTGAAAATGCTACACAAAGAATAGAAGCTGCTGATTTATGGAGTAAAAAAAATTTATCTCCTGATGCATATTCTAGTATATCTGAATTTGCTAGTACAGCTCAAGGAGTAAAAGCATTAGAAGAAATAATGAGCCTTAATAAAGATGCTCCTATGCCTACTACTGAAACAGCTATTGAAGCTGCTCCTAGTTTAGATGATTTACGATCAATGATGAAAGATCCTAGATACTGGAAAGATGGAGAAAGAGATCCAGCTTACATTGCAAAAATAGGTAGTTTGTATGAAAAGTATTACGGAAGTCAGAAGGCGAGTTAAAGCTACTTGGCGTGATGCACAATCATTTGCTGAATGGTTAAATCCTGATGATGCAAAAAAATATAAACCAGCTATAAATTATAGCGAAGGTTATGTTTTAACTGACAATGATGATGTATTAATATTATACATGACATACAATGATACAGATATAGGTGATACTTGTGTTATTCCAAAAGAAAATGTTGTTAATATTTGTGAGTTGAAAAACATTAAAAAAAATGTCAGTAAAGCTTAAATAGACCTTTAAAAAGACAATAGGCCTTTATAAGACAACCTTATTTAGCTTTTTCAAGATAATCTACGAACACAAGCAAACACGGAGGTAAAATGTCTGCTACTATTACTAATGCTTTTATCACTCAGTTCGAAGCTGAAGTGCATATGGCATATCAAAGACAAGGTAGTAAGCTTAAAAACCTAGTGCGTACTGTAAATGGAGTAAGTGGAGAATCTGTCAAATTCCAAAAAGTTGGAACTGGCGAAGCATCTACTAAAGCTCGTCACTCAGAAGTTGTAGCAATGAACATTAGTCATACTAATGTAACTGCAACTCTAGCTGACTACTATGCTTCAGATTATGTTGACAAACTAGATGAGCTTAAAACCAATATTGACGAAAGAAGTGTAATTGCAAATAATGCAGCTTACGCTTTAGGTAGAAAAACTGATAGTATTCTTACTGATGCTATGTCATCTGCTACAACTTTAGCTAATAATGCTGGAGCAAGTGGTGGATCACCAGCTACCGACATGAATATTGACAAGTTTAAAGAAATGCAAGAATTATTTGGTACTAACAATGTGCCTGATGATAACCAAAGATATTGGGCAATCGGTCCAAGTCAATGGGCTGATCTTTTAGCTGACGATCAATGGACTAGAGCCGAGTATATCGGAACTGCAGAACTTCCTTTTTCTGGTATGAATTATACTGCAAAAAGATTCTTAGGTTTCTTAACATTCGTTCATTCTGGTTTAGATACTTCTGGCTCAACAGATAGACACACTATTTGTTGGCACAAAACATCTATGGGTTTAGGTGTGGGATCAGAAGTAAGAACAGAAGTAAACTATATACCTGAAAAAGTTTCACATCTAATGACTTCATACTTAAGTATGGGATCAATTATGATTGATACTAATGGTATTAGAGTACAAAAGTGTGCTGAATAGCAGAGAGGAAAGAATATTATGGCTTACGCATTAGCAAATCCCGTAAAAAAAATCTCTCAGATGGGTGATTCCAATTCAATGTGGTATTACACAGATGGCGATGCTATTGGGGATATTGACAACGATGATTACTTTATCTTGTCTCACAAAGAACTAAGTGCTGGAGATATTATTATTGTAAATAGTGGTGGATCAAACGCAGTTGTAGATATATTAATTGTATCTGTAAACGATGGTGGATCTAACTTAAATACAGTAATACTAGCATAAGTATATTACTAAGAGAGGGGAACAATCCCCTCTCTAATATAGGAAAAAATTATGGCAATAGCTGGAGCAATTAAGGTAGGAAAAAAAATAGTTGGCAAAGCTATTAGTGCTGCCAAAAAGAAAAAAAAAGATTTAGAAAAAACAAAAGTTGGTAAAAAAGTTAAAGAAACTGTTTCTAAAGTAGCTGATTCAAAAACTAGTAAAAAAGCTATTAGTGCAGCAAAACAAACTGCTGGAACTGCTGCTGGAATAGGTGGTGGTATATTAGCTGGTGCAACTGCTGGTGGAGCTGCTGCTGGAGGTATAGCTGCATCACAAGCTGGTAAAGTAGTTAGACCAGCAATAGATAAAGTTAGATCAGCAATGGGAAAAAAACCTAGATTTAATAAAAAAGGTGAAGAATTTGGAAATGCAATGAAGGACACTATGACAGGTGGACTTGTTGGTGGAGCTGCTGCGGCAGTTGGTACATTAGGATTAGCAGCTTCTGTAGCTGCAAGTGCAATAACTCCTGATAAATTATATAAACAATCTAAATTACCTGATGGCAGATTTTCTACTGCATTTTCTGATGGAGGTAAAAATTCTGTATTTTCAAATACACAATTATCTTCTAAACAAGTAGATGAAGTAAAAGCAAAATTAGCTATGTTAGAAGCTATTGTTACTGGAAATAATCCAAGTGGTCAAAGAAAAGAATTTTTAAATACTGTTGTAGAATTAGCAACAAAATATGGAGTTACAAATATAACTGGTAAAAATCTTTCTATTCAAATTCCATCAGCTAATGTATTGGTACAAAAAAAAGGACAGTACCAAAGACCAGCTCCTTAATGTATGGCAGTAACCAAAGTAGATATAGCTTCAAGAGCATTAGTAATGATAGGAGCAAATCCTATTTCATCATTTACTGATGATACTACAGAAGCTCTTGTAACTAATACAATATATGAAGAAGTAGTTGAATCTACATTAACTAGACATAATTGGAGATTTGCAACAGGACAACAACAGTTATCTTTGTTAGCAGATGCACCTACTGGTAGATTTGAATACGCTTATCAAATACCTTCTAATCCTGAATGTTTAAAAATATTATCAGTAACTTCTAATGATGCGTTATTACGATATCATAGATACGAAGATAAAATATATTTAGATGGTTTTGGATCATCAACTACAGTTATTATGGATTATGTATTTAGACAAAGCGAAGATCAGTTTCCCCCACACTTTAGATTAGCAGTAGAATATAAACTAGCTAGTATCTTTGGTGGATCAGTAGCAAGAGATGCAGCACTTGTTCGAGAGTTTGATCAATTAAGTGAAAGACAATTATTAATTGCAAAAAATACTGACTCCTCAGAAACTACAACTAAAACACTTTCTACTGATAGATTTATAACAGAAAGAAGAAGCAGTCGTAGTGGACTTGTAGTCAGTTAATGCCTAGAAAAATTAGACAAGTATATACAAACTTTTCTTCAGGAGAAATTAACAATCTCCTTAATGCAAGAACTGATGCTAAAGCATATTTTGAAGGTGGTAAACAAGTACGCAACTGGTATTTATTAGATGAAGGTGGAGTAATGCGTAGACCAGCTACTGAGTA